ACATTGTCATCTATCAAGGTGTTGATTCTACCTATCACAGATGCTTCATCTATTCCTGTAGCCTGTGCTATCTGTGGAATGGTGATGGCAGGATCATTCTGAATCTGCTTCACTATATTCCGCTGCACCTCATTCAAGATGTATTCTGCAAATAGTTCTTCCTTCACGAATTCATCCATGCTGCTGAAAAGCATTTTATTTGATTCTAGGATTTTGAATCTGTCCCTGCTGAATCCTTTGCCTTCAAACTTGGCTAGGATTTCTGCATCCTTTTCAGATATTGAACAGGTCAGGTGCTTGTGATCTTCAAAGGATGCCCCCACCTGGACTACTTCTGTAGGCTGTGGTGCTTGCAAAGAAGAAAGTCCTACTAGGCTTCTGATCTCTTCCCTATCCATGTTCTCAATGACCTTCTGAAGGATTGTAGGATTTAGGCTATTCAATGAATTGATGATCTGCTGTGAATTGTCATCCTCTTTCTTTTCGATTGCTGAAAGACCTAGTTTTTCTCTGATCTCTTCCTGCGTCATGTTAGCAGAAATGATGGCTTCAGAGAATTCAAAATTGATAGGCTCAGTCTTCTTCAGTTCTAGCTGTGCTGTGATATCATTGAACTTGTATAGGTAATTGATGGTCTCTTCTAGGCTTCGCTGCTTGGCATTCACATAGGTATTCTGAAATAGTTCAGATGCTTCCCTGAGTTCTGCCCTGCCACCTAGCTGACCTTCAGTCTTCACACCAAAAAGCATAGGTGAAGTCACCTTGTGTCCTGAGAAGATTTCCTGCTGTACAGTCTTATTCAAAAGGTCAAAGTGCTTATCCAATTCAGTCCCTGACAGGTCTACTATTGAAGGCTCATTCTCTTTGCTGTCATTGAATGCAAGCATGAACTTTCCTGCATTCTTTGATCCTGAGAATTTATCTTTGAATTGTCTTTCAATTCTATCTTCTTCTTCCTGTGAAACTTTGCCCCCATTCAGGTTGATCAACTTGGAAGAAAACATTCCGTTATTGATCGTGTTCAGGTGGTATTCCCCTATAGATATGTCTAGTTCAATGTAGGATATTGCACCCCTGTAGTCAGGTAGGCTGTAAGTATTTGCACCTGCTCTGTATTCCTTGAAGTACAGAATCTGTGATCCTGTTCTATTGTTAGGATCAAAGGCAGGGAAGGTCTCATAGTCAGGTCTAGGGTTGACATTGTCATTCTTGATCCAATTATCAGACACATAGAATTCAGAATTCTCATTGTTAGTTCTGACCTTGTAGTAGTCTACATGATAGAGTTCAGCTATTTCACCTGTGGCCTTTGTCCAAATCACTTGAAGGTAGTACCCTCCAAAGATGCTCAAATCTGTAGTCAGTTTCTTTGTCAATTCATTCAAGGATTCATCTTCAGAATTCACCTTGTTGATCATGCCGTAGGCCTTCGCCTTTTCCATTGGATCATCAGCATTGACTGACCACCCATTCCCACAGATGTAGTCTACCTTCCCTGTCAAAATTGCATTGTGCTTTGCAGAATTGTTGTAGATTCTTAGTAGGTAGTTTGGATAGTCATTTCTCTCCCCGTAGTATATCCAATCCTTCCCCTTCACTTCCTTGTAAATGGGTAGAGGCACTTGGTCAAATTTGAAAAATTTTATCATGCTGTTGTATAAGTTTTGTATTCCCCATTGTAGCCATCATATCTGACCACTCCTGCTGTTGACAAATTCACTGCTGTCAGTTCCATCTTTCCTGTGGCTATGATATCAGCACCACTTCCTGCCTGTGTCACATAGTATCTCCAAAAGCCAACAGTGCTATTCTGAAAAGAAGCCTGAAGGATATTGAATTCTGAGTATCTTTCCTTGAATGGGCTGACATCTGCTAGGCTTAAGGTCACCTCTTCCTTTGTCACTTCATGCTGAAATAGGAAGGTGTAGGTGTTGCTGCTTGTTTCCCTCTTATCAAATAGGGCTATGTAGATAGCACTTGCTGATCCTTTCTGAATTATAACCATAACCATAAATACAAAATAGACTACCCATGTACACAAAAAAAAACACCTTCCAAATGAAGGTGCTTTTCACATAAACAACAAACCAAATATTAAGCAGATACAGGAGGAGTTCCTGTGAACAAGGCTGCTAGTTCTTTCTCATTGCCTGTGAAGGTCAATGTGTAGCCATTACGATCACCAAAGGCAGTACCTGTAGCAGAACCACCGCCTGTGATATCCAAACCATTTGCATATCCAAGCACCCAAATAGTATCATTGTTGTCCTTAACTAGGGCTACTAGTCTATTCTTAGCCAAGAGAAGAATCTCATTTCGGGTATTTACTTGCAATTTGTTTAGAATGATTTCTAAGGTCTGAGCGTAGAACACAGTGCCATTCTGAACATTGGTGTTGACAGCCTCTGCAAAGTTTGAACTTTCTTTTACTAGTTCGTACTTCCAAAAGTATTTGCCTGCATCCATAGTGACAGCAGTAATTGTACCGCTAGCACCTGTCCAAGAAGCCACATCTTCTACCGCTGCAAACCATACTTCCTTCAAACCGCCAATAGAATCTTTGCAGTCAAGGGTATAGGATTGAGTTAAGGCACAAGGCATAGTTTTTTAATTTAAAGTGTGAAGGGGAAGATGCCACCATCCTCCCCAATTTTATTTAGGCTACATGAAGTTTCCAATATACTACTTCATCAGGGAATGCTACCTGAATACCTAGTTTGAACTCTACTACAAATCTCATCTCATCTGCCTCTTTAGCATAGAACAATTCAAAACGATCCTGCTCATTTAGCATATCTGTACCAAGGTACAAGTTGCTCATAGAAACACCGAACATCTTATCAGTTCCGTTCAATCCGTTCACACCAATCAATTTGATTGCAGTACCTGGGATCACTAGTTCCATATTAGCCGCATCCACAGGGTAGTGGAATAGGTTAGCAGTTCTAAGTGCAATCACATATTCTCTGAAGGTATCATTTCCGCAGAAGATAACCACATCATCCTTGTCCAAAAGGGCAGCAGGAAGAACAGCAAAGATAGAATCTACAGCAGAGATCACATTGGCAGAAGTCAAGGTAGTCAAGTCAGCAGGGTTTCCATCAATAGGATCACCTGCTCCACCGAATCCTAGTCCATCAATGATCTTGATAAGACCATCAAATCTTGCTAGGTTAGCAGTACCTGAAGCAGTATCACCCTGCCATATTGCAGTCTCCAAAGCAGCACCAATTCTCTGAACTTTCTGTGCAGAGTATTCAGTAGCATAAGCCATGTAGTCATAGCTTGATCCTTCACGCAAAGCCTTCTGAGTATACTTAGCTTCAAAAGTCTTAGGGCAAATTGATTCCTGAACCTTGATCTTTCCTACAGTCAAAGTTCTCTGAGTGATAGTAGTAGTTCCTGAACTGTTGAATCCACATGATCCACCTGCTTGGAATACTGCATCTGTAGTCATTACATTGATAGTCTCAGCAGATTTGATACCTACCTGGACATTTCCTCTTGCTTCAATCAAAGAAGCTGTTTTTGCAGAGAAGATAGCAGCAGATGTAAGCTGCAATTCGTTCTCCTTAACATAGTTAGTTAAAGCTGATAAATCTAAGGCCATTTTATTTTTGTTTTAAAATTTGAAATGCTTTTTGAATGTTTGCATATCTATCATCCTTCTCTACTTTCATAGCCTTATGAAAGGAATTGGGTGAAGAGATTGCTTTCTCACTTGGTTCTTTGGCAAGAGATTCAAGAACTACAGCAGAAAGTTTCACTGCCTGCTTCATTTCTTCATTCTTCTCTTCCATTGCTTTGATCTTGTAGGCTAGTTCTTCAACTTTCTTTTCAAGATCACTCATGGCCTCTTCTACTTTGGCCATTGCCTCATCCTTTTTAGGCTCTTCAGCAGGTACTTCTTCAGCAGCCTCTATTTCCACCTCTACAGATGGTGCTTCTGCTGCCTTCTTTACTTCTGCAATTTTACCTTCTTCAAGGACTACCACTATTTCACCTGATTCTAGCTGATGTTCTCCAACAGGTGCAGGGATTGATTCACCTTCTGCTCCTACTACAAAGATTTCACCTGATTCTAGATCATAGGCTACAATAGTTCCATCTACTAGTTTGCCTTCAGTCATTGCAAAGGCTGTCTTCTTTTCTGCTTCTGAGAAAAGGAGTTTCTTGATTTGTACTAGTGCTTCTTTTGCGTTCATAATTGTAAGTATTCGTTTAGTATTTAATGTTCAATTTGACTCAATATTTTGAAAATTTGTGACATGATTTGCTCCTCCTCTGTGATCACCTTGTTTGTCTTCTCATATCTGAAAAGCCCCTCCACAGAAAAGCCTTTGAAAGTTCCTGCCTTCACTTCTTCCCATATCTTTTCATTCTCTACCTTGAATGACCCAAACCATGACCCATCAGAGACTTCTTCAAATCCCTTGGGAGGCATGATTCCCTTCTCCCTGTCAATGATGTAGGATTCAAACATGAAGACCCCATCCACAGGTGTAGAATGCTCTACATTTACCTTGGATTGGTAGCCCTTCTTGAAGAAACGCTGCACTATCTTCTTAATCTCAGCAGCAGAAAAGGTCACATAGTATTCTTCATCTGCATCCCTTCTGTAGATCGGCAAATCTGCAATCATCAAAGGCCCTGTCACGATCTTCTGTTCAGGGTTCTCTATGCTGAATTGATTCAAGCCTACAGCCTGGAAGTCATCCTGATTCATCTTTGATTCTGCCCATCTTAGCATAGGTTCACCACCCCACAAAAGATATGAAATAGTGCCACAGGCTTCTGTGTCTTCAGGCTTGTAGTCATCCGCTGCTCTACTTAGGTAGGAATAAGTCCTACGGATGGTCTCCCTAGAAAGTGGTTCTCCTTTCATGATCTGAGTCGCTCTGACCTTCCCTACCTGAGTAGCACATCTGTTCCCTATTTCTTCATTCAAACGGATTCCCCTTTCAGCATTGTCCTTTGCTGATTGGGGATAGTCAGAATATGAGTCTTCCTGAAATCTACCTTCCCACATATTGGAGCAAATAGCCACAGCCTGCTCTGATTCCTTACCTTCATTGATCACATATTCTATGCATCTAGGTAGGAACTCCTCTTTTGATTCGTTTGGTGCAGGCTCTACAAATTGATCTTTGAAAGCAAGAAAGTTTTTCTGTATTGCAGGGTATTCTACCAAGGCAATGAAATCTACTTCTTCATCATCTTCAATAGCATCCCCTATCATCATTTGATATAGTGGTATTTTCTTCTCCATGTCTTTAAGTATTAGAATCCTGCTCTGCGTTCAATATCTGCCACCCTCTTCTGAGTGCCTGTCACTTCACTTTCCACTACAAAGGCCCTGAGTGGTGGCTGATTATTCATGACCTGACCTAGTGCTGTCACAGGGCTATTCCCTACAGTAGGAACTCCTGATGTCACAGCAGGTGCAGATGCAGAGATATTGGGTGCAGATACACCACCTCCACCGCCTGGTACTTTTGTGCTTACAATCTTTCTGACATTTGCTATACCTCCTGCAATAGCTACACCTGCTGCCACCGCTGCCAAAGCAGGGCCTGCCACAGGGATACCTACCATTGACTGATAGGCCTTCTGTGCTGAAAGATAGGTGTCAATCGTAGCCTGTGCCACAGCGAAAGCCTTCCCTGCTGCTGTCTCTTTTCCTACTAGATTAGAAAGTCCACCTAGAAGCCCTGCAATCTTGGAAGCATTCTCCATCTTTGCATTCACTTCTGCTTTGTCTATTTCTATCCTAGCATCAGCATTTGCCTTGATGCCTTCTGTGAATTCGGCTTCAGTGATCAGGCCTGCCTGCACTTGCTCCTTCAATAAAGCATCTTTTTTGTCAAGCAAATCCTTCTGAATTTGGAAGGATAGGTCAGCCTGTGCCATCTCCCTATCAAGTTCTGCTAGGTCTTCTGCTGCCTTCTGTTCATCTATGGTGAATTGAAGTGCTGCTAGTGCCTGCTGTTCCTGTGTTGCTAGTTCTAGGACTAGGGCTGTCTTCTGATCTGCTGTCAGTTTCTCATTGTCAAATATCTCCTGTCTCTGCTTCTCATAATCAAGTAGAATCTGCTGTCTAGCTTTCTCATTTTCATCCTTGATGCCTTGAAGTCTAGTCTGAGTTCTAATGTCATTTAGCTGTTTTTGGAAAGCCTCTTCTTTGTCAGCATCTTCCTTCTGATATTTATCTTTGATGTCCTGGAGTTCCTTCTGCTTTGATGCTTCTAGGATGCCATCATCTTCAATCCCTGCTTCTTTCAACTTTAGTAGCTTATCTGAATAGGCCTTTTCTACAGCCTCTTCTTCTTGCTTCTGTTTGTCAAGCATCTTGATTCTAGCATCATTCAAGATGGCTAGTGCTTCCTGTTCCTTTTGGTTCTGCTTCTCCCTTTCTGCTGCTGCCTTTTCACCTGCTGCTTTCTGTGCATCCAAAACAGATAGTTCAAATCCTGCCTGCTTTTCCTTTAATTGATTGAGACTTGCTTCTGCTTCCTTGATAGTCTTATCACCTTCTGCTGCCACCCCTTCAGGATCAAAAATCATATTAGCTAGACCACCGCTGAATCCTTCTTCCAAGCCAAAGTCCTGACCTAATTTTTTGCCTACTTCATCTATGGTTGCAAGAATAGCAGTGATAGGTAGTGAAATGAAACGAATGATTCCCTGAAGGATATCCTTGTTTCTTTGGGATGCTTCTACCTGTGCCTGCTTGGTAGCTTCAGCATTCTGTAGGTTGATCTCTGCTGACTTGATAGCCTCTTTCGTTTGGGCTATCTTCATCTGAAGGATTTCTGCTTCTGACTTTCCTTGAAGTTTTAATTGATTCGCCTGCCCATCAATAGCATCAAGTTTTTCCTTGTTTGCTTCTAGGTCTTTTTGGGTGGCTTCATTGAGTTTCTTTTGTTCACTGCCTACACCATTGACTAGACCCATGATGTCCTCCCAATAGGTCACCAATAGCCCCACAGCTACCACCAATGCACCTATGCCTGTAGCTATCAAAGCCTTCTTGAATCCGTTTGCTCCCAAGGTCAAGGCTTTAAAGGAAGTCTTCAATTCACCTGTTACCTTGCCAATGTCCTTAAGTTGGGAAAGTCCCTGTGAAAGGGCCATGGCAGACTGTACTTTAAGG